TTAGACGACTGGGCAAGAAACAATGCATATAATTCTCCGGAACAACAAATGAACAGGTTACGACAAGCAGGATTAAACCCGCATCTAGTATATGGAAAAGGCGCAGACAATACAGCAAATATGGTAAGAGGTGGCGCAACACAAGGACCACAAAAACAAGAAGCACCAAAATTTGACTTTAAAGCAACCAGCGCACTTATGGCATATCAACAAATGAAGCAGAGCCAAGCAGTAACAGATAACTTAGGACAACAAAACGCATTAATTGCAGCAGACACAGCATTAAGACAAACACAAGAAGAACAAGTACGTTCACAGAAAGCAGGACAGGATTTAATGAATATTAAATACGGAGTTGAAAACGATATATTAAAATTCGATTACGGACAAAAACTGCAATTAGGTGATCTAGAAATCAGCAGCAAAAAACTTGAAGTAGGACTAAAAGAACAAGCACTAAAACTAAACGTAGATAAGTTTCAATTAGAAAAAATGGCTACATCAGCAGACGTAACACAAAAATATTTACAAGGACTACAAACAAAAGAACAAACAATAACAGCAAAATTGAACAATGCAGCGTTTAGTGATCAGTGGGAATATCTAAGACAACAAACAAATTACATAAAAGCACAAATAGAAAACTTGGAAAAGACCGGAACATTAATAGACGGACAAACTGCAAAACAAGAAATAGAAAAACAACTAGCGGAATACGAACTCGGATTACAAAAACGATTTGCAACAAAAAAACGTTGGTTAGAACTAGTAGAACAAGCAAACAAAAGTGTACAAGGTTCAAAAGAAGCAATGAACCCCTTTAATATAGGAAAAAACCCCTTTTATTAAAAAAAGGAAAGATTAGGTAAAAGCCAAATGATGAGTGTGGCATGAAGCGAAGCGGAATGAACACGAAGAATGAGGCGAAAAGCGTAGCGAACTAATAAAAAAAAAAAATAAAAGAAACCCAAATAAACAAAAACAATGGCTTACAGAAACAAAAAACGCAGAGGCTCAAAAAGCCGTAAAAGCAAGTATTACACCGTATCAAGAGGAGGTATTCGCTTATGAAAAATCTATTTAACAGCGTCAAACTACAACGACCAAAAGAAAATACGTTCGATTTAACACACGACGTAAAAATGTCAGGCAAAATGGGCAACTTAATGCCATGCTGTCTTATGGAAGCAGTACCAGGCGACAAATTCACACTAGGCAGCGACCTTTTTATAAGGTTCGCCCCACTTATCGCACCGGTTATGCATCGAATGGATGCAACAGTACACTATTTCTTCGTACCCAATAGGATATTATGGGACAATTGGCAGGACTTTATCACCAACAATGCAGTTGTAGGAACACCATATCTTACAATGGGTGCAGGACTAACAGCCGACCAAAAACGATTAGCAGATTATCTCGGAGTACCACCATGCCCACCTTCAGGAACATCAGAATTAGTTTCAGCATTACCTTTTGCAGCATATCAATGTGTATACAATGAATACTATAGAGACCAGAACTTAGTACCCGAAGTAAACTTTAAACTAGTAGATAATAGTAACGATGCAAATATCGCAGAACTTATGACACTACGAAAAAGAGCATGGGAACACGACTACTTTACAGCTTCATTACCATTTGCACAAAAAGGCGCAGCCGTTGACATTCCTTTGGGACAGGTAGAACTTAACCCAACATGGACAGGAACACCCGGATTTATTTCAGATAACCCAATAGCAGATACACCAATATTTGGACAAATAGAAAACGATCCAGTAGATGGTATAAAAGCAACAGGCGGAACAGCAATTCAAGGGGCATATGATCCAGCAGACTCATTAAGCGTAGGCGCAACAACAATTAACGATTTACGTAGAGCATTTAAACTACAAGAATGGTTAGAACGCAACGCACGTGGCGGAACACGTTACATCGAAAACATTCTTGCACACTTTGGAGTAAAAAGTTCAGACGCACGTCTACAACGACCAGAATATATTACCGGCGCAAAATCTGCAGTAATAGTATCGGAAGTATTAAACATGACAGGACAAACTGGCGGACTACCACAAGGAAACATGGCAGGACACGCGGTATCAGTAGAAACAGGGTACAAAGGAACATACTATGCAGAAGAACACGGTTATATTATAGGTATATTATCAATTATGCCAAAAACTGCATATCAGCAAGGAATACCACGTACCTACCTGAAAACACAGAATACAGATTATTACTGGCCATCATTCGCACATATTGGCGAACAAGAAGTACAATTAAAAGAACTATATGCATATGACGGCAACGGAGAAGATACATTTGGTTATGTTCCACGATATGCAGAGTATAAATATATGCCTTCACGAGTGGCAGGTGACTTTAGAACTACTCTTGACTTTTGGCATCTTGGTAGGATATTTGCTACAGCACCAGCACTAAACGACGAGTTTATAGAATGTACTCCAGAAGATGTAGATCGTATATTTGCAGTAACATCAATAGAAGACAACTTATATTGTCAAGTACTAAACAAAGTAAAAGCACGTAGGTCAATGCCAGTATTCGGAACACCAATGATATGATACAATCAGTAATATATGTGCAAAACGGCAAAATGTTCGTGATAGGAATGGACACAGAAAAACCAGTATACTATCCAATAACAATGCCGGAACTAAAACTAATGCTAAAAGAAACCCAAAAAGTATGGGACAATGCATCTCACCATTCACAAAAGACGGTATCCCCTTACCCTGCGGAAAGTGCAACAATTGCAGAGCAAGAAGAGTTAGCGGATGGAGTTTTAGGTTAATGAAAGAAGCCGAGATAAGTATCTCGGCTTTCTTTATTACACTAACTTATAACACAGACCACGTACCCATTACTCAAAACGGATTTATGGGACTATGTAAACAAGATTTACAAAAATATCTAAAAAGATTAAGAAAGTTAAACACACAAAAATTAAAATATTACGCCGTTGGTGAATACGGCGGTAAAACAATGAGACCACACTACCATATAATAATGTTTAACGCAGAAGAAACCACAATATCACAAGCGTGGAAACTAGAGGGAACAGAAATAGGAGAGGTACATATAGGACAAGTGTCGGAAGCATCAGTAGGGTATACATTAAAATATGTTAGCAAAGATAAGAAAGTACCAGTACACAAAAACGATGACAGGCTGCCCGAATTTTCTCTTATGAGTAAAAAAATGGGATCATCGTACTTAACACAAAAAATGGTAAAATGGCATAAAAAGGACTTACTCAATAGAATGTATTGTAACTTAAAAGATGGTAAAAAGATAGCAATGCCAAGATATTACAAAGACAAGTTATACACAAAGCACCAACGACAAATGATAGGTGCGTCAATACAGACAAAGGATACAAAGGAATGGTTAAAAATGGACTTATCCACATATGAAAAAGAAAGTAAAAAATTAATTAACCTTGCAATTGCAATAGCAAGAAAAAAACAAAACACAAATAACGAAAAGTTATGACAGAAAAATTAGTAAAAACATGGCTCAACAGAGAAGAGCATCCAGAAACGGCGAAAAAATTTACAAAACCTTCGCAGACAATACCAGACCAAACAATGTCTATACAGGAAATAATCAAGCGGCATGCGCATGGACTTCCACTAGGTGGGAGTCAAGAAGGATTATACGACGAAGAAGGAGATAGTTTAGGAATAAATATAAAAAATTTGGATTTGGTAGATCTACAAGTCATGAAAATGACCAATGATAAATTTATTGAAGATACAAAATCAGAGATAGAATACAAAAAGAAACAAAAGAAACAACAGGAAGAAACAAAACCCGAAGGGCACTAATACATCTTGATATATTAGTGCTAATTGACACCAATTAGTAAAAAAACAAAAAAAAACAACAATAATGGGAGTAGAAACACTTTTCGGACCAATAGCAGAAGGATGGACCTCTATGTACAATAGAGATTTACAATCTAAGCAAAATAAAGAAGATAGAGATTACCAAGAAATGGTTACCCTGCGACAAAGACAATGGGATTTAGACGACTGGGCAAGAAACAATGCATATAATTCTCCGGAACAACAAATGAACAGGTTACGACAAGCAGGATTAAACCCGCATCTAGTATATGGAAAAGGCGCAGACAATACAGCAAATATG